CGCGAGATGCGCGCTGCGTCCCAGCACTCCTTGAGGTGCGCTGTCAAACCCACCATGACGGGGCTGCTCTGCCGCGCTGCGAGTTCACGCTCTGCCTGTTCGCGCTCTTGGCGCACAAGCTCATCGTTACCAACGACGCGGAGAATTGTCAGACCTGCCATAGTGAGTTCCTATTTACGGCTTCTTGCGCTTGCCAAAGTCTTTCTGCAGGCGGTGCGATCCCTTGTCCATCATGTCCAGCGCCTCCCGCGACATCTTCTTCGCGGCACCCGGCAAACCAGCTTTGTCCAGCTTGTTTGCGGTCACCATCTTCGCGTAGCCGGTGCCGAAGTTATCTTTGTTGACGGTGGTCGGCTTGCGACCGGTCTTGATTGGGGTCTTCGGTGCCATGGTGAACTCCTCAGTACATCGGGTTTTTCTTGGGGCGCGGGCTGGACTTCATGCCAGCCTTGGTGGCTTTGGCCTTAGGCTTAGCGTCCATGCGCCCGGCCTCGGCATCCTGCCGCTCACGTGCCGCAGCACCGCCCATGGCGCGAGTCAGGGTCGCATTTGCGCGTCCCGTCTCTGCGTCCATAGGGCGCGGGGACTTCTTCGGCGCCAGTGATTTCTTCTTGTCCATGACGGACCTCCCTTGCAAGTTGACAGAATATAACCCGGCTGCGCGCATCTAGCAAGAGAAACCCCTCCGGGGGTGGGCCGGAGGGGTTAGGTCGAGCAGGCAGCGGACGAGGGAGGGGAATCCGCCGGTACACTTTATGTATCATGCCCACCCTTTGGCGTCAACTCGCTTCACCTCTCGCCGCGTGTGCATCATCGCGCCACTGTCGAGACTGCCGATGTGCATCATCAGATAGCTAATCGCGTCACCGATGTGGCTGTGCTTGCCGGCATCGCCCGACTTCTCCAACCCGTCGCCGTTCTTCTTGAACCGGTAGCCGCCCATCAGAGCTGCCTTAAGCCGGATGCAGCTGGGGTCCATGAGGAACCCCGGATCACCGTCGACCTGTCGCATGAGGTAGTCGTCGACCGCGGCGATGCGCGGTGTGATGTTGTTGGTCCGGGCGGGCATGACCCTGAACCCTTCGGCCTTGATGATGTCGACCGCGGAGCGCTCGTCGGTCTGGGCTCGCTGTGTACCGGCTGGGTCAACCACGATGATGATTGGCGCCCCGGCGAACTTCTCGTAGAGCAGGGGCTTGAGCACCGTGCGCATGAACCTCTGGATGCCCATGTCGTAACTGACCGCCTCTGCGAGCACCAGCGCCCGGCCTCGTGGGTCCTGCTGTCCGATGACGGCCGCGGGCGTGAGCCCGAGGTCCATCCCCACGATAATCGGTCTCGTGCCATTGGTGATGGCTTTGAGCGGCATCTTGGCCATGTGGTAGTCCGGCCGGAAGTATTTGAACACCGGCGTGCCGGCAAGGCTAAGCCCGTACTCCCCGTCGATGAAGACCCTGACGTACTCCTCCGATCGGCCTTGGGTGTCGTAGTACCCTTCCGGCAGGTTCTCGATGTTCTCCGCGTAGGGGCTGCGCCCCGACGGCTGCTTGAACACATCCCACCCGTTGTTGTTGGGGCTGACCCCATCCTTCGGGTCGATCTTCTCCATCTGGTAGAACCACCACGTGTCCATGGTCGGCGGGTTGGTATCCGCCCACATCCCGTGCCACGTTGCCCCGCCATCCTTGGCTGAGGGGAAACGACCCACACGTTTGGACATCGCGTCCACAATATCCGGGTGGATGTCCCTGCACTCGTTGAACCACGCGAAGGTCAGTTCGAGAGAGTTGAGGTTGGCCACGTCATCCGCGTCGTCCAGCGCGCGGAACATGATCTCGCACTCCACATCGCCCACCTTGAAGAAGTAGGTCTTGGTGGTGCGCATGAAGTGACCACAGACCCCCGGAGGGAACCAGTCGAGGAAGGTTTTGATCGTGGTATCGGAGAGTTGGCGGACAGTTTCGCGGACCACAGCGCAGCGGGTCTTGCGGATGCCATTGGCATTGGGCTTTTGCTGGCTGGCACGCCGGATAATCTCAAAGCAGCAGGCCACGGACTTGCCGGAGCCGACAGGACCCATGATGACCCGCATCTTCTTGTCCGATTGCATGAACCGGGTGACCGTAGGGGTGGGTGTGTAGGAAATATCAAGCGGCATTGTAGATAATCACCGTATAGAGGGGAGACCTAGGCTTCGGCCGTGGAATTTTCATGATTCTGTAGGACTTATTGGTGTCCCGTAGGGTGGCGACGAGCGCTTGCACTGCAAATGTGCTGTCCAGCTTGCAGACCTCGATCGGATCAATCTTCTTCGACGACATCGGCGTCCTCGACCTCGGTCGGGGCGGGTTTGGCGGTCACATCCAGCGTCTGTCCACCCAAATTGATGCTGATCGTGACGCCACCGGCGTTGTTCTGACCCTCTCCGGCGGGGGTTGTGTCCAGTCCGGCCCACTTGACCGTGCTTTTGATGAGGTCGGCCTTCACCGCGGGGCTCACAATGGGGTCGTGGATGAGAATCCAGCTGGTCTTGAGCAGTTCTTCGGCCTGTGCACGCGCCTTGACCCTGAATGTGAGGCCCTTGGTGCGTACTTCCTCCCTGTAAGCCTCCACTTTCTTGAGAAAAGTGGCGTCGTTCTTGAAGGTGAGGAGGTCTGATGCCTCGAACTCGTGCCGATCCAGCAGTTCGTCGAGCTTTTCCCCGCTGCCTTCCATGAGAAGGGCGAGTTCAAAGGCGAACCGATCGGTCCATTTGGTGTGAACAGGGCTCATGTACATGGGGGGATGGTAACTCTTGGAGGCGGGGGCGGTCAATAGTGTAAAGATTTGGTTTTTTGGGCCGGGAAAATTTTTGGCAGGGGTGTTATAAAATGTTCGGGTGATGTACAGGTGTAAAGATTGGTATTTTTGGGTTGTGTTGTAAGAGGTTTACTACAATAGCGGGGGGCCGCGCGACCGCTGTCCAACCCCCCACCCCCCATGCCTGCCTGCGACCGCGCGGCGCGCGTTTTTTGTTATAAATTGTCGCAGATTTTTATAAATTAGCAGTTGACACGGCCGACAGGAAAGCGGATAAAGATCTCACCGAACAGCAAACGATCGCTGGACGGGACGGGGGAAGCCCCGGCGCTCTTTGACATCGTTAACCTGACCCTAGGCACGTAGTGCCGATGATGGGTGGCAGAAGTATCAACCTTATGCCATATGAAAGGACACACAATGGCTAAACTTTTCGAAGGTCAAGTCGCAATCGTTCCGGTCAAAGCTGGTTCGGATATATTCCGGATCACGGGGAAAGCCGACGGCAAGCACAATGCCGGCAACCCCAAAACTTTGGTCGACGCGATCAAGGGCAACAAGCTGACCATGTCCGGCTGGTCCATCTGGGCCGACGGCTTTGAAAAGCCCCTTGCGGCTGGTGCCGACGTAACTCCGGCAGTGTTCGCCAAGCTGGCCAAAGAGGCCGACATGATCGAGCTGGTTCTGGTCCGCGGCAAGTTCCCGCAGCCGAAACTCAAGTTCACCAAAGGCACCGGATCGCGGCCCGCCAAGGCCGCCGCGCCCAAGGTAGAGTTCTAAAAACAGGGCGGGCCCCACAAGGGCCCGCCTCACCTCTCACACAAGGATTGACAGAATGAAGCACGACACCAAAGCCGCGTTGCGCGATCGCCAGCTCAAGATCGACACGCACATTTCCAAGCGCGGACAGGACAACGCGCAGCGTTACCTCGCCGCTCACCACCGCAAGGTGGACTGGCAAATGATAGGCCAAGCGCTGATGGGCGTGATCGCCACCTTGCTGTTCCTCTTCTTCGCCCTGACCTAACCCTGACCCGCCCGGCTAACCACCGGGCGGGTTTTTTGTTGTCTGCTCTACACCTTTACACCTTTACACCGCCCGCATAGGTAGCGGTTGCGTGTTAAGTTTGCTCGTTACACTCGCCATACGTCGGGGGCCTGTAGCTCTAGTGTAAAGCGTCTCGTATCGAGTGCCATTTGTCGGGGGCCTATGTCTTTACACCCAGTAAGTCATTGATATTAAACAACTATCTATTTTACCTTTACACTACCTTTACACGGAATGTGTAAAATTTAGATAGTTTACATGTTTACACCAAAATGGAAAAGCCAATGAAACCAAGGGGTTAGCTTGTGTAAAGCATATCAAACCAGTGTGTAGTAGTAGTAAAGTATCTAAACTATCTATAATATACACGTTTTTTTTGAAGATACGTGACGGAAATCGTCAATCAACTCGGTTGAGTGTAAACCTTTACAATACAACCGCTCCAGTTGCGCTCTTTTAGTGGGTCTATCTTCTGAAAAATCGTAGATAGTTTAGATACACCCCAAAAAACGCTAACAAAATCAAACACTTGCACTATCCATACTGTAAAGATACTTCGCCTATCGCGCGCCCAATTCGTAGATACTTTACACAGTTCCCGCGCGGACTAACCCATTATCCGCGCGGATTAAACCTCCCTACCCTCCGAAACTTGACACGGCCAGCGGAATCGGCTAAGGTCATGGCTCAGGCCGACTCTACCTTGTAAACAGTCTGGTCCTGACAATGCTTATCAATCTTAACACACAACTATGGACCCTTATCATGGCCAACTGGACCAAACTCGCTGACCTCGCTGCTCAGGTTTACACCAAGTCCCTCACTGTCAAGCCACTTCGCCGCCCTTACATCAGTCAGGCTGATGCCGTCTATGACTACACCGTTGGTCATGAACTCGTAGTGGTCGACCAGTCTTCCCCGCTTAACAACTGCCGGATCACTGTCTGTGACCGTCACGACCTCAAGCAGCACTATGGCGTCACTCATCTTAACATCCAGTTCAACCCCGGCCTTGCTCCGGTAGAGGTGGCACTGTGATGCGGCTGGCCTTTACACCATCCAGCCCCGACTATCTCATAGTCGTCCCTGATTACCACCCAGCCTATGGTCTCGACGACACCACGAGAGCCGAAGTGCTGCGCCTCGTCAGAGTGGAGGGTGTCTCTGTCAAGGAGGCTGCCGCTCAGTTCAACGTCGGCCAGTCCACTGTCTACAAGTGGCTCTCACATTTGAAAGGACTTTGACATGCCTACCACCGTCACCGTTACGACCACCTTCGTCTCCACCGCCGTCCTCGACCCCAAGACGATACGTGTCACCATGTCAGTCATTGGCTACCTCGGCGTCAATGAGTTCTACCGCAAGGTGGACAAGGTCATCCAGTCTGACCCGACCATCCCCTACGAGACTGCCCTCTGGTCCGTGGTCAACGCCACCAACAACAGCATCAACGCTATCAAGGAGACCCTGTAATGTTCGGCTCTAACATCGTCCTGCCCCGTGGCGGCATCACTTCCTATGAGCAAGCTCTGGCTAAGTATGACAGCATCGTCCCCATCAGGGGGCGGTCCACTGACACGAGACCCCTTGGTCAGCGGCGCAATGACAACCTCACCATCCGCAAACTTGACAATGGCTCTGTCGCCATCCGGCTCTACCAGACTGACATCATCACTTACCATGACGATGGCACCATTGACCTCGAACCCTATGCTTCCAAGCTGACAGACGAGGCGGTCAACCAAGTGCTCCGCGGTGCTGTCTGGGCCAGCTACACCAACCCTGTTGGTCCTGTCCTGTGGATACGCAACAGTGCTATCAACAACACCAGCATGGGGTATCTGGTCGATGGCTGTGCCACACTGGACAAGAACCTTAACATCATCGCTGGGACCAAGCCCTTCACCCGTTACAGTGTCAACCGCAAGAAGGCTAATGCTGCCTGTGCCAAGGGCTTCGACCAGTTCAAGTTGTGGGTCCAGACCCAAGTCAGACTGGGCATTGACCCTAGACAAGGTGAGCGTTGGGGCACTGTCAGCCTGTCTAACATCGCCTTGGCTTGCCTCGATGAGCCGGATCGCTACGCTGACATTGCCCGTGGCATGTCCACTTATGTCACTGTTGACTCTCACCTCGACGCCATCCGGCGCCAAGTGCTGACCTATCACGACTGCATCGAGGAGACCGAGGTGGCCTATGTCACTGCCTACAAGCAGCTTACTGCCATCCAGTCCAGCAAGAAGCGGTGGGGGTGAGGCAAATTCCCTATGAGTCGAAACTGGGGGCAACCCCAGTCTGCCACGGATGGCTACCGTGGCACTGATGAGACAAGCCACAACACATGGAGTAATACACAATGCGTCCATCCCTTCTGTCTGACACACTTAAAGACCTCATCTCGATCAACCGCACCGTGGCTATCGAGGGGGCGCCGGGTGGTGGCAAGACCACCCTCGTTCAGTCTGTGACTGAGGCTCTCGGTCTGCACTACGTCGAGCGTCACCTGCCGACCATGCTGGTCGAGGACTTCGGCATCCCTGTCATTGGGGGCGAGACCCTGCGTTACATGATCCCCGACTGGTTCCCTGCCGTTGGCTCTCGTTACGACGACGGTCGTGGTGGTGTGCTCTGCTTCGATGATCGTAACCAAGCCCCGGCCGACATCCAGAAAGTGCTGGCTAACATCTGCCAAGCACGCAATCTCCACGGCACACCCCTTGCCAAGGGCTGGACTGTCGTCTCCACTGGTAACAGGCAGTCGGATCGTGCCGGGGCTAACCGGGTGCTGTCCCACCTCCGCAATCGTGAGACTGTCCTAGAGTTCGACACCAACCTCGATGACTGGTCGTCGTGGGCACTGACACATGGTGTCAAGTCTGAGGTCGTGGCCTTCATCCGCTTCCGTCCCGGTCTGCTCCATGACTTCGATGCCAACAAGGACCAGAACCCAACGCCTCGTTCGTGGGCTGAGGGTGTCAGTGCTGTGCTCGGTGCTGTCCCTGCTGAGGCTGAGTTCGACTGCTTCAAGGGTGCCGTTGGTGAGGGGGCTGCGGCTGAGTTCGTGGGGTTCCTCAAGATTTACCGCAAGCTGCCTAACCCTGATGCCATCCTACTCAACCCCGATGGTGCCGATGTGCCGTCCGATCCGGCCACTCTCTACGCTCTGTCTGGTGCCATCGCATCACGCATCTCTCAGGCCAACATCGACCGGGCTGTCACTTACCTGTCCCGCTGCCCGGCTGAGTTCTCAGTGCTGGCTATGTCGATGGCTGTCCGTCGTGATCCCGCCGTCACCTCGACCAAGGGCTTCATTGACTGGTCCATCAAGCATCAGTCGGTGCTGTTCTGATATGACAGGCACCTTTGCAGGGTATCTCGTCTACATCAAGGCCATCGACGGGTTCGGTGGCCTTGGCCGCATGACTG